AATAAAAATAAAATTAGAAATACTTTTTTGGAAATATTTTACTGCATCATGGACTTGTTCTTCCATGGAATCAGCGTCTTGTTTTACACCGCCACGACCCATCATAGAAGTAGATAAATATAATGCGGAAAATACACGTTTCTCAAAATAATTTAAATATGGTTCAGCATTTAATGCTACATTGTTAGCACCAAGATTTTTAAATTCTACTTTTTCGTTAGTAATAATTAAACCATCATCGACTAATTGTTCTACGACTTGTTGAGCTTCTTTGATTTCTTGGTCAGTAGCCATCATACCTTGTTGAGGAATTCCGACTTTCATTTGTGTAATTGGGAATAAACATCGATAGATAAGACGTTCTACGTTGCCTTCAATACGTCTTAACATTTTTACGTCTTCTAAAGCTGATGCAATTCTTGGTGTACCAAATGCATTAGATGGTTCTTTATCGATATAAAAATGAATCACATCTGTCGGTTTAAATTTTACAGTATCGTTACCTAATGTTTGTTGATATGTTTTAATCGTACCATTAGTATCACGTTGAATTTCAATAGTAGATGGGTCAACTCTAAAATAACCGCCTACTGCTTTATTATCATATACTGGATTAATTGTTAAATCTGATAAATTAATTCCATTGAAGTCTGTTCTGCTTTTCACTAAAAAAGCATTAGAATAGGCAACTAAATCATTGCCAATTTCTATCATTAAATTATCGAAAGATTCGTTTGTCATGAAAGACATTAATCGCAATCTTTTTCTAATATATTCCGCTGCGGCATCATTTTCACCAACGATATTATAACCAGCTTTAAAAATAAGCTGGCTATAATCTGTTACAAAGCGTTTAATATATGAATCTGATTTAATGGCATTTTGAATTTCTGTTAATGAATATTCAGCGGCTGTTAAATCATTTGATTGGGCAGAACGACCTGTGGCTTTAATCGTGAATTTTTTAATATCGTCTTGACTAAAGGCAGGTGAACTACCACCACTACTTTGTTTTGGAGTTGATGCGGCTCCAGCTTCTTTAAATTCTGGAATATTTGGTTTCCAGAATTTTAATGAATCAAGAAGAGCCATTTAATTCTCCTTTATATGTAAAAAATATATTTTTCATTTTCAATATTACTGTTGAGGTTGTTCTTTATTTTGTTCAGGAACTGATTTAAGTTGATTGCTACTGTTGCCAGATTTTTGAGTACCGCTTTGTACTGTTGTATTTTTTACGATACCACTAGCATCTGTTACATTATCAGCAATCGTATCATTCGTTACTTTAACGAATAAAGAATTAGTAGCATAAATATCTACACCATTTTTAATAAGCATAGCTTTAGCTTGTGCTTCTTTAACAGAATCATCGAGAATGTCATTTAATACAATAGCAGAAGAATTTAAATATTTATATGTATTATATAGAGCATTTTTATAACGTTTATCATAATCAGCTCTAGCTTCTCTTAATAATGCATTACTATGAGATTGAGTATATTCAGAAGAATCTTTATATTCTTCTCCGTAATATCTTTCTCGTTGTGCTTCAGCTGCATGCCAAGCTCGTAAATGCATTATCGTTTCATCTACTGTATGAGTCTTTTTAAATAGACTTGTTTTTTGTTTTCTAACGATTTGACTTCTAACAATATGGTCTCGACAATGCTCTAAACTATTGCCAGGTGGAACTACAACAGCATTACCATCAAATTCTTGAATTAATTCTTTAACAGATTCAACGCCGCTATCTGCGACTAGCATAAGCATTTGTTGATAGTATTGTCGCATAATCATTTGAAGTCGTTCTAAATAATCTTCCTGTAATTGAATAATATCTTTATTATAATCATCTTGAATTAATTGCACTAATGTTTTAGGCATCTCAATTCTAAGATTAATTGTTTCTGGTTCAGAGAATAAAGAAGGAATGTCTTTATGTCCTTCAATGACAGGAATATGGTTTGTATCTACAGTAGGAATTTCTTTTGGAATTTCTACTTTTGGTTCTTCTGGTTTAGGAGTTTTTCCTTTAGGGAATTTATTATTTAGTCTAGCAATTAATTTATCTATAATTGCATGACCTAAAAAATTTACATCGTCAGGAAGTAGTTCTTTAATCTGTTTAAAGTCTTCTATAATATCAGATGGTTCTCGTTGTTCTTCATCGTAGACATCTGCATTAGGATTTTCTAATTCTTGTCTTAGAAATCTAGCATCAGAGTCATAATGATTATCGGGGCCAAATGAAGGACGATATAATATTTTTTTATTTTCGTCTACCATTTACCACATCTTTCTGCCAGGAGAACTACCGCCACGTTTACCCCATGAGCTACCAGTATCACGATTGCTTTTACCAGAACCTAATGGTACAGCTACCCATTTTTGATAATCACCGCGACGTTCACCAGGGCCCTTGCCAATTTGTTTATATTGTGTATCTCTATGTTTCCAAGCATCATTAGCTTCTTCAATACGTTTCATACGCATTTTAAATCGAGTATCTAATGGATTATCCATCATAGAAACACTAAAACTACTTTTAATCCCTTCGATTGCTTGTGCAACTTCTGGGAATTTTAATACGAATGCTAAATGAGCTAAGCCTAATGCATCAATAAAATGTTCATCTTTAGATGTGAATACAGCTCTACCATCAGCACCATATCGTTCGATTGTATAGTTAATTAATTGTCGATAGATATGTTCATCATATGGACATAATGCAATTCTATCTCTTTCGAACGATAGTTTTAATTGATTGACCATAAATTGTTTTACTGGTTCTTTCGTAACCATTCTACTAATAGGGTCAACAATATCTAATTTTTGACTAAATTGATATCCAACAACTTTATCCTTTAATCCAGATGAAGGATGTTTATCACCATAAATATGGAGTCTCTCCAGTTGATAATCCCCATAACCGCGGTCACAAAATATCCATGATGGGTTATAGATTTCATTCATTTCAATGATACTATTAACAGCATTATCTAATGTATATTCACCTTTAGGAATTTCAACTCTTTGCATAACCATAAATTGTTGTAAGTCAGGTGCATATTCTAATACTAATAAAGAAGAACCTGCTTGGTAAGCATCATAATCCACACCCATGCATCTGTAAGGATTAGGAGGTGCTGGATTATATTTAGTATAATTAATAAAATTAGGACGTTCTCCAAAATCTTTTTCGGCACGTCTTAGTATTTCATCTGTTGGTGGTAAATAACAATAATTAAATTTATTTCTTGCATCATCAATCATTGTCTTATTAAAAACACCAGAATCTTCTGTACCGAATTCTGCTAAGATTTCATGTTCATAAGCAGAAGCCGTCATAGTAGATTTAAAAGAATCATCCATTTCTTGAGTAAAACCAGGGTTATCATGACTAGGATGATAATGCTCGTGGTAATTCATCGATTTTACGGTGCACATATCGTAGAATGTACTACGTTTACCAGTTGGCGTAGATGAAGCTGTAATACCAATATCTTCACGTTCGGCTGCAATCATAGCAATAGTGTCATAGTCACCACTGGCCATATAATCGAGTTCATCTAAATACAGCCAGTCAGCGCGTTGACCCCTCATACTGGCTGCATTTGAACCAGATGATGCACCTGTTGTAAAACCTAAAATGGCAGAACCATTTTTAAGCTCTAACATATATGGACTATTAATTAATCGTTTTACTTCATTATTAAGTAACGGACTATTAGCTAATATTTCTTTAATACGCATCCAGAACGCATTTATCTGATGCTCATAAGGAGCGGCAAATAAAACACGAAAGGCTGGTTTCGTATAAATTTTATGTAACGCACTAATAATCATTGTTTCTGTTTTACCAGTATTATGCGTAATCATATTATCAACTACGAAATTATGATGAGTATCTACTTCTACATCGTAAGTCATAGATTCTTCTTCATCTTGCGTAATACTAACGATGCGTCCCCAAACGATATTTTCAGAAGTTAATAATAAGTCATAATCATAAATATCAAAATGATGCAAAACAGCTAATGCAGATTTTAACGATTTATTATATGTTTTTTCTAATCCTAAT